TTGTGAGATATATGAAGAACCAGGTGATATGGAGTATAGAATGGGAGTAGACCCATCAGAGGGTATTACAGACCCCTCTAGTATTACTGTGGTATCTATGCAGGGTAAGAAGGTTGCCAAGTTTAATGGTAAAGTTCCGATAATAGGGTTAGCTGATAAAGTTAAGTTCCTATATTACAAGTATCGTAAGCCATTGATTGTGCCGGAGTCTAACTCAGCTGGTGCTGCTCTTATACGAGAGATTAGGGATTTGAAGGTGTATAGGAGAAAACAACTAGACCATAAGCATGATAAGGAAACCCAGAAGCTAGGGTTCCGAATGTCGTGGGACTCTAAACAACAACTCATCGCACACTTTCAAGGTTTATTAAGAGAAGATATACCTAAGATATATGATAAGAAAACTATTGAGGAATTTAAAACATTTCTTTGGAATGATGATGCTAATCAAGTGGGGGCTGGTGCTGCCAAGTCTTTCCACGATGATGATGTCATCTCAACACTACTTGCGTATTGGGAGTTTAACCCTAGAAAAATTGAAGAGATTGCGGTAGCCAAGGCTACACCGATAAGGAAGAAAACATTCCAGTATAACTAGGTATGGTATAATATTAAGATAATAGCAATAGTAATACATATGGCAAAGAAAACACTAAAAGAAAAAATATTTCCGAAGAAAGAGGTTAAGGAGGTCGCACCAGTAGCAGATAAACAAAACCCTGCTTTTGACCCAGAGATACCAGAGCAAAAGCAAAGGCACTTTAGATAACAATGATACTTCGTCAAATTAACAAAGAGGTTAAGGATTTTAATGAGAAGCAAATACAAATTGTTCCTGGTTTGACTTTTAACCAAAAGGACACGATAGAAAAGATATTCTTCTATTACAACTCTAAGTTTGTTTCAGGTGAAACAGATGATGATGGGGATAGGAAGTATTTCTATAACATTGTGAAGAACCCTTGTAAGGTTTTCTCTAAGGCGATTGACTTTGATACAAAGAATATCCGTATGCTTACTACGGGTGGAGGAGACCCGATAAAGACTTGGTTTATGGAAAGGGACTTGAAATACTGGATGCGTGAACAGCAATTCGGTAAAGTTCTTAATCGTATCTTCCGAGAACTCCCTATCTTCGGTTCTGTAGTTCTAAAGATTGTAGACGGCAAGCCTTACTTTGTAGACTTGCGTAACTTTATTGTAGAACAGCGAGCAGAAGACTTAGACTCAATGAACTACATATCAGAGGTTCATAACCTAACTGTAGACCAATTCCGAAAGACAGCTAAGCAAATGAAGTGGAAGCAGTCAGATGTTGATGAAACAATCCGACAGTTCCGAGAAATGAAAGACACTTCCCACATCCGTATCTTTGAAAGGTATGGTGAGGTTGCTGAAGACAATGATGGCAATATTGATTACAGCCACAGGCGTGTATTCCTTGCTGATGTTGGTGTAGATGAATATGACGAGAGAGGAGACCTGACTGTTCAAAGGACTGGTGTAGAACTTTCATCAGAGAAATGGGAAGGACATCCTTACTGGGAGTTCCACGCAGAGAAGATGCCTGGTCGTTGGCTAGGTATCGGTGTAGTTGAATCTCTATTTGAACCACAGATTGCAGAGAACCAGCACACAAACCTACAGAACAAACTCGCTACGATTCTATCCTTACTTGTGTTCCAGACACGAGACACAGGCTTTAACCGAAACATATACTCAGACACACAGACTGGAGAGGTGCTTAACGTGGATTCAGAAATCTCACAAGTTCCAATACAAGACAGAAGTGGTGCTTACTTCAATGAACAACATAGCCGTTGGCTACAGAACCGTTCCGAGCTTACATTCGCATACGATGGAGTTCAGGGAGAACGTGCCCCAGCATCAACCCCACTAGGAGAAACAAAGATAAACGTAGCCCAAACACTTTCATACTTCCAACAGATACAAGAAGATGTTGCTATGAGTATAAAGGAAATGATTTTCAAGGTAATAATCCCACAGTTTGAGAAAGACGCATCACAAAAGCATATTCTACGTCTTATAGGTGCAGACCTAGACCAGTACATAGCAATGGTTAAGAACGAACTCGTAATGAAGGAGGTAATCCGTATTGCAACAAAGCCAGGAGGAAAACTACCCACCAACGCAGAGAAGGACATTATTGCTTCAGCTGTAGAAGAATCAATCCGACAGGACAAAGAAAAGCTATTAGATATTCCAAGTGGATACTACAAGGGTCTCAAATATGATGTAGACATTGATATCACTGGAGAATCAGTAGATACACGAGTACGCTACGCTACACGCTTTGCAATACTACAGGCAATTACATCAGACCCTACAATGACGACAGACCCAGTTAAGAAGAAGATACTAGCAGGTATGGCAGAAGATGGAGGATTAAACCCTAGCGACCTATTCGGAGTAGAGAGCAAATCGGTAGAGAACGTATCACAAGCTACTCCAGGTAGAGCAGGTGGCGGAGTTTCAGCCCCAGCCTTGGGACAAGCATTAGGAGGACAGCAAACTCAAACAGTAAGCTAATCTAATATGATAAAACCAGAAACACGACAACTTTTAGAGGAAATGGGTAAAAGCCGATACGGTATTGCCCTACAAGAATTTCTAGATGAGGAGTTTGACCTTATAAACGATATACAAACCTGCCAAAACTTTGAGGAAATGCTCGGTAGGCAGAAAGCTCTCGCTACACTTGAGAGATTATTCGGCTTTATGAGGGAAAGAAAGACATCAACTAAGGAGAAAAATCCTTACGTCTAAACCCGTATGATATAATTAGAGCATTAGTAATAGTTCCGCCACTTAAGGCGTAAAAATGTAAACTATGAATGAAGAAATAAATGATGTAACTCAGGAGTCATCACCTGAAACGGTAGTTGAAGAGTCTGTAGAAGAAGTTGTTGAAGAAACACCTACAGAAGAAATCGTCAGTGAAGACGTAGAAACACCAACACCCGAAGCACCGAAAGCTGAGGAAAAAGTTGTTCCTTATTCACGATTTAAGGAGGTAAACGATGAGCTTGCGGCTATGAAGAAACAGCCAGAGAAGTCTACTGTAGCTCTCAATGTTGAGGATTACATAGACATAAGTGCATCACTCGAAGGTTTAGACCAGAGAGAGAAGGCATACCTAGCACAACAGCACAAGCTCACAGGTAAACCACTTAGTGATATAAGAAATGACGAAGACTTTGGTCTATGGCAATCAGCTTATAGAGCAAAGACAGAGAAAGAGAAATTATCACTAAAGCCCTCAGGTGGTCAAGCCGAGTCTGATAAGCCAAAGACATTGACCGAGAAACTGCAAGGAGCCTCATTGGTCGACAAAGAGAGGATTCTTACAGAAGCTGGGTTGTATAAACAACCTAGACCTCGCTCAGATAGGACAACCATCGGAGGAGCACAATAATTAATAATATGACTCAAGTAATTACAAACGACGTAAGTGCAATTCAGCCCGAACTGTGGTCTACCATGGTACAGGTTCCTTTGTATAAGTCACTGGTTGCTCTTGAAGTTTCTAACATGAGACTATCAGATACTCTAAAGTATGCTGATACAATCCACGTTCCAAAATTCGGAGACCTTTCAGTTGCTACTTATACTCCAGGTACTACCATCTCAGCCGTTGCTCAGGACTGGTCTTACGACACACTTGTTGTTTCAGCTTACAAGCATGTAACATTCTACGTTGATGACGCTCGTTCATTGACTACAAATGTTGACCAAGCTCGTGAACTGGCAACAGAAGCAGCTTATCAGTTGAAGAATCAAATCGACACAGATGTGTTTAAAAACATAACTGGTGCAGATGGATTCGTAGCAGCTGATGACGCTGACATCCTAGGAGGTACAAACGCAAAGCCAGTTTCTGCTGGAACAGCAAACATTATCCAAGTTTTCGCAGGTGCACGTAAAGTATTGCGTAACCGAAACGTAGAGGAAACTGGAGACTGGGTAGCTGTTGTTACTCCAAAAATTGCTGCCGATATTGAAATAAAGGCCGCAACTGTAGGATTCAACGTTGCTGACTCAACTCTTAGAAATGGATACGCTGGAGACTTCATGGGATTCCAGGTTTACATCTCTAATAACCTTCCAACAGGTAAAATGACAGCCATCGCTCCAGGAGCAGGTGGTGTCACAGCTACTGGTTTGTCTGCTACTACAGGACTTTCAGTGTACTTTGGAAAGAAGGGAGCAATCGATGTCGCTATGCTTAGAGCTCCAGTATTGGAGATTCGAAAGAAAGATGATATGATTGGTTCTAACTTCATCACTTGGACTGTTTACGGTTCAAGCGTGTTCACAAAGAACAGAAGCCGAGGTATCAACATGCCAATAGGTTCAGCTTACTACAGCTAGTCTGTAAGTTAGTTGTTTATGCCCTCCTTGAACCCACTCCTCAACGAGGACTTCAATCGAGGGCATAATTGAGGAAACAACTCTTATTAAACTCACAATATTATATGTATCAACAACTAAAAAAGAAGTATTATCGGTGGAAGGCTATTTTCCTATTGACTCACCGTTACGAGTATTTAGCAGAAGTTAATGCTCTACTAGAAGAATTTATTACCGAGAACCTATTAGATGGCGGAAGTGCCGACTATCTAAAGAAGGGGCGTGAAGAACTATTGAAGAAACAGTCAGAGATAAAAGAAACTGAGAAATTACTAGCTTTTCTAAAATCTAAATAATGAAAATACTATTTATGTTGGATAGTCCGATGGCGTATCAAAGCGGTATTTGGCTACACCGAAACGAAATACCTTGTACTGCATTGGGGGAACGTGGACACGCTTGTAAGCAAGTTGCAATAGGCGAAGAAGTACCAGAGCATTTAATGGATTGGCCAGACACAGTAGTATTTGGTCGTGTATACCCTACACAGTATGACCCAATTAAAATAATGGCAGAATACAAGAAGCGTGGTAAACGTATCTTGTATGACCTAGATGATGACATCTGGACAGTATCAAAGGACAATCCATCTGTACTCGTATCTAACGCATTAAAAGACCAGTATGAGGGAATGATAAAAATGGCTGACGCTGTTATCACACCGAGCCCTGTATTGGCAAAGAAACTGAGGAAACACTTTAAAAAGGATACCTTTATCTGTCCCAACGGTATCGACTTTAATTTATACCCAGAACGACCGCACGACAGGATCTTTTATTTTTT